TAATACATGTGTGTATGAGACTATGCCCTTATAATTGTTTTAAGTACCATTTAATCAGGGACTTACAAGAGTCTCACCACACAATGTAAATATTATACCACATGACTGATGCCTATCTCATATCTCCCTCCAATCTCAGGCCCTTGAGACTACACTAAAGCCTTTAGTTATATACAGTTAAGTAGGAAAGTCTCACGCAGCACACCATATTTATGCTATGACTATGGTGTGTCCGTGTGTGGCTGGTAGTCCGTCAGCCATGACAGGATGGTGGAACTGGTTGTTCTCCACTGTCTCATTGACTACGGTGCCGATGTTCGACAGGGTTAAGTCCTGCTCTTGCAAGACATCACTACTGACCTGCTCCCACAGTGAGGGATTTGTCCAGTAGTTGTGGGTTGAACGCAGCACCTGTTCTACCATAATCAGGGCTGACTCTGGTGTCGTGGCTGCAGGACAGACACGCACCTCGATGGTACCATGCTGCTCAAAGGCAGTGTAGTTCACATGGTTGTAGCGTTCCCACATCCTGCGCCAACTGTTGGGATGGCAGTAGCCAGCCACCTCATTACTGGATGTGCCGTGATAACACCGATGGGTTAACCATTTAGCGTCCTGTTCGGGCAGCTTCCCTTGTTCAGCAAGGTCTAGGAGGTCAAGCCTGATGAGATTCCAATAGACCGCAGACATGGTGAAGTCAAAGAGTTCTTGCGTCACCCCGATATGCACATGCATCCCTGTGTGAGCAGACACCCTGTTTGGATAGCCTAACCCTCTGTTGCCGCAGTTAGACACGCTGCGCACCAAGTCACTCCAGTTATGCAGCACAGGAGAGGCATACTCCGCACCAACATAGTCATTAGAACCCGTGGCTTCTCGTGCATAGCCACTGACTGACCCGTCCTCCTTCAACCCATGTCGCTCAAGGAATCCGTGCATGCCTCCTTCCTCTCGGCAGTTATAGCAGAGATGTGTTCTCTCCCTAACCCCATCATCGTGTTCTTCCCAATCGCAGTCATAGCAATCAGGGTCTAGTTCCGAGTCCCAGTTCGGAGGCTTAGACCAGAAGCCTTCGACCTCAACGCCAATCGTCTTAATTGAAGTAGGAAATTCTCTCATCATGGACATATCCTCCTAGCTGATGGTGCCTTGAAGTTCAGGGAGTAACCCGAGTTCGTATGCACAGCTATCACAGACCAGCTCGTGACTCACTGTGCATGCTGTTTGATACTGCTCAGTCGGAAGTGACTGGTCACAGCCTGCGCACTTGATGTCTACACTGTCAGGTTCAATCGGGGCTGGTGGATAGGATTCCTCCTTTACCTGTGGGGTAGCCTTCTTCTTCCCATGTAGGGTGTAGCCATCCCACTTGTTATACCTGTTATCCCACTCATCCCACAGGGAATTACCAACGTAGCCTGCCCCTGTGTAGAATCCACCCACTGGGCGTGACCAACAGTGGTTGAGGTTCGAATAGAAGCACCCGTCAGTGGTACCATCAGTAGCCTTTGAGCCAACCTCCCACTGCCCAAAGCGCATCAGCCTTGACGGAGAGAACAACACCAAGCGTCCTGCTGATGTCGCAATCTGCTTGGCTGTCCCATCCCTGTTCTCATCTCCTGTGCGCCACAAGACCCATGCCATGATGCGAGTATCTGACGCTGAGCCTTTGAGACTTGGCGTGAACTGTGCATGCTCATTCCAGATGCCATTGTGGAACAGCACCTCCCGAGCCTGTCCTTCCACAGCAGTGCCGACGTTCCTGCTAATCGGGAAGGGATGGCACAACCCTGCTGACTTTCCTCCATGTGTCGCAAGCCTGAAGTGCATGACGTATGGCAGTGGCACTGACTGACTGAGGTCTGTCAGCTCCTCCACTGAGATGCCCTTGCGCCATGTCACAAGGTTGCTGTCTGGTTCTTTGTACGCAATGCCTAACCCATCGGGATTGGTGTTGTCTGCATCTTCAATCTCTTTGGATGTAGGGCGAGCGGTATCTGCAACAATAATTAAACACATAAGTTTTCTTCTTTCGTTGGATTAGGAGATGACGTGTGCGGTAGTCACTTCAGTTTTCTCGACTACGACACGTCCGAGGACGAGCTGCTTGATGGAGTAGTCAAGATTCACCGCAATGTTATGACGTTCAGCCTGTTTCACTTCACAGTACTGTTTACGCCACAGGTCATGGTCACTCTCAGACCTGATAGCAATCCTTCGCGTCAAGCTGTCAGTGCAGAGGCGTAAGAACGCAAGGTTCTTATACCAATGCGATGACTCCTCGAACCGGAGGCTTGGCTGTGCTGATGCCGAGTGGAACTCACTCCGATTGAACTGCCAGCACAGACTACTATACTCATCAAGGATAGAGATGCGCTGCGCTCCTCTGTCCATGTCATACAGGGCTAACTTATCTTCCCCATTGCTGGTTGTGCCCTCCTCCACACACGCTGCTGCGACCATCCTCATCCAATCCTGCAATGCCTGATGGACTGTGAACGTCAAATCTATCCCGTGTATAGGGTCACGCTTGATGGTGTACTTCACTAGCGTGTCACCCTTCCGAAGTGAGATGATGTTCTGCTCTGCCATTGTGCTACTCCTTACTGTCCTTCTGCTGCTTGGTTTGTGCTGCTGTTTCTCGCTTCTTTGCTGCTGCTTTCCTCTTTGCTGCTGCTGCTCTCCACTCTGCTACTCTCTTTCGCCCTGATGGTGTGGACTTTATTGGCCCTGCTGATGTAGTGATTCCTGCTACTAGTGTCTGTGTCACTGGACTTGACATCTATCTTCCCTCTCTTTCTCTGCGTAGTCGGGCTGCTTCACGGGCTGCTTGCCACTTCAGGTACTTCTGTCCTCGCAGGACTTTGTGTGTCGCTCCTGTCTCCTCGTCCACTGTCACCTGACAGTGCTTAGTGAAGTGGTCACTCGGTCGTCTGTCCTCATCAGCAAGCTGCTTATAGGCGGCTTTCACCTCATGCAACGTGCCATCGCTGTGTAGTCCTACCTTTACCCTCACTATTCCTCCTATCTAACGTGCCCCGCTTTTCCATGCTGCTAACGCTTCTGCTACTAACGCAACCAAGTCTTGCTCGTCGAGTGTTCTGATGTCGATGTTCCGATGCTCATCATCACACTCCTCAAGACACCATATCAACACATAAAAACACTTAGCCATCTCAGCATGTCGAGCGCCTTGCTGATACCCTGCATCTTCCTGCTGAGCCTTGATCATCTGCGCTTCACAGATCTCATAAATCTCTTTCGTGTTCGCTTTCAAAGTCATGTTCCCCTCCTTCCATACACCAGCTCTGTCCCGACATAGGACAGGAGTCCGGCGAATAGAATCCCTAATGCAAACGTGAACATCCGCTTGGCTAGTTCCTGCTGCTCATACCACTCTGATATTCCATGCTGATACCCTGCGCTGTAGCAGAGATAGAACCCAATGAATATAAGCAGTAGACTGGCACACCGACAGGCTATCTTCTCAGCTCTCATCGTATTTGACCTCTTCTACGTATTTCTTCCAGCGTTTATCAACACGTTCCATTGCTTTGTCTGCATACTCTTTGAACTCATCCCCCTCCTGCGACAGACTGTTCTTTACTGTGATGCAGTCATCGACTGTGTTACTCAGCATCCTCCCGACTCGCTCAGCTTTCGCCTCCATCTTCTCTGCTTTGGCTCGCGTGTTTGCTAAGTCCTCTTTCGCAGACTCCACATACCAGCGAATACCTGCTGGTTCCCACTCATCCTCATGTGCTTGGGCAACAAACGTGGAACAGTCGAGCAGGAATAGCATCGTGCGCTTCTGCTCCTGCCATCTTGCTGCGTTTACCTTGCGCTGCTCCTCCATTGCAGCAAGCTGCTTCTCTAGTTCTCCTTCATGCCTAAAGTCTCCATCTTCTATCAGCTCCTGCGCTTTGATCACCGCCTTTAGTGACTCAATCTCCTTCAGTGCTGCTGTGTACTTTGCATGTAATGTCTCAGCCATTATCTCTGTCTCAGTTCTGCTGCACGTTGCGACCATGCGGCATCCACTTCACCCTGCTTCTCCAACTGACGAGTGACCAAGCACTGCGTGGACACAGGCTCGTTGAACAGCTGCCGACCGACGGCATCTCGTGTGACTTTCAGCAGTTCCACCAGTGTTTCCAGCACGACCTGATGCACCTCATCAAGTGGCTTTCGGCGGAGGATGTTCCGCTCCTGATTGCGCTGCTGTTTACGCTGTTGCTTCCGCGCATCCATGAACTGGATGTGCATTGTATTGAATGGCATGATGCCATCCTTCCTGCCCTGACTGGGCGGAATAGTGTTGACTTGATTGACAACACAAGCAGGGACACCAGACCTGAGCCTGATGTCCTAGCTTCTACTGTCTAGGGAAGAACCATTGGCCAATCAATCATAGCCGTGGGCTTGTAGATGTATGTCACATCTCCGCTGCGCAGCTTGGTGCAATCTTCATGGTCTACATGCAGCGTTTTCACTGCCATCCCATCAATCACCCGCACTTGGTACCACTTCTCTCCTTGCTGGTGCCCGCTGTACGTACATCCCAGCACAGTTCCTTTGCGCACATCAGGCCAGAATTGCTGCTGCTTGAAATGCACAGTATCGCCAACCCCTGCCTCTGGCAGAGCATTAGTCACATGTGTAGTCATACTTACCTCTGGAATAGAACTGAAGGAATTAACAGTTCAAAGGGACATCAGAGCCGAAGCCCTGATGCCCGATTCAACTGTCAAGCCCGAGTGTTACTTTGTGGCATACTTCATTTCAAACATCTGCGCATACCGTTCAGCGTTCAGTTCACGAATGACATACTTGCTCGGACGGTTCTTGTTCTGTGCATTCGTGAGTACTTTCTGTGCCTTGTTGGTGACTAAGCGACCAGAAAGAACCAGAGATAGAACAGCTGTCGTCAGTTGTGCCTTGGTTGGGGTCTTAACAGCTATTCCATGTTTCTTCTGCATAAGGTCAGTCACAGTAGCTCTCAATTCACCCAAGCCTTTAGGCTTAAGTACCTGTACCGGACGGCCCTTTGCTTCGTCCACAATCAAGCTAACTGCTAACAGAACTGCACTTTCCCAGACAACCTTCTTCTCTTCTGTGGTTCCTGTTACTGTTGTTGGAACCTGTACCTGTGCTGCTAACTTCGCAGTTAGGATCTGTACCATTTCTTCAAGTTGCTTCTTTGTTAACTTTTTTGTAGCCATTGTTTAGTCCTAAGTAGGTAGTAGGAAGTACTAAGAAGTTATTATCTTAGTTTCACTTGCCTACCTCCCCTACTCCCAATACACATACCAAGAATCGTGCCAACTATTGTAAATCCTTGCAAACCGTTGTGAACAAACGAGTTACAGCCGTGACCAGACGGTTGGTCGAATGCCCGAAAGCCCCTTTTTATCCAACATATTGGATAGTCAATCCAGCATATTGGATTCGCAGCACACACTCATCCCGAAACAAGGGGGGAGGGGTCATTTTACTTAAAGATTCTGCACGGGGGGTAAATCCCTTCTACGAAAGTGAGGGGGTTCCAGAATAGGTTGACTGACAAGAGCATCAATCGGTAGACTATGTTCCATGTGGAACACTACAGGCCCGAAAACACTCAGTCCGTCATTGTCCGTACCAAGAAAAGCCACGGAAAAGCGAGGACAATCAATTCCCTACGAGTTGACCCTACAACGCGGGGCCTTTGCGGCCTTGTTGAAGGAGATGCAGCGTCGATCCACGTTGACCACGCGCACCTTATCGAAGAAACTGGGAGTCGAGCCCAATTCGATTAATCAGTATTTCTACAAGAAACGAGGCATGGGTGGGAGTAGCACCCTCAAATGGTTTCTCAGATTTGCCGAAGCGTGCGGATGTCGCGTGCATCTCACCTTCCCATCAGAACATGACCTGCGCCATTTGGAGCGCCGCCCCATGAAGCCTCCCGTGATCGAAGCGATTGAAAGTGAATCCCATGAGAGCCCTTACTGAAGTCGAAGCTGACCAGTTTTCACTCATGCTGCTCTCAGGGGCTCCCGTCAGTGATGCCGTGCGGTATTTTCTGGATCCCCTGACCCCGGAAGAATTTCTGGTGGAAGCCGCAGAACAATGGCCCCAACAAGCCGAAGTGCTTGACCGATTACAGCACTATACCGGCGGGGAAGCATGGCACAAGATGACTGACCAGCAGCGACTGGAAACAGCCATTAAAAAGCACTATAACGAGATGGCCTACTTCCTCTGGACCGTCAATTACGTGGAATGCTCGGGCAACGACAAGATTAAAGCCGATACCTGCCGCCAATCACTTGAAGTCAAACTTGCAGGCTTAGCAGGACAGGATTCACCGTTATCCCGGTTCTATAACGATATGCTGGCAAAGTATGACCACACAGCTGGCACCGTGAGTTAATGGCAACCTCAACGGTGCCTCCCGATCTGCGAGATCGGTTAATCACAGAATTTCGTCGGTTTCTCTGCGACCAGATTGGATTCGTGCCCTTTGAGCACCAAGCTGACTGGTGGGTCACCACCGATGGCTACGCACTGAGTCAACAAGTCACGGCCCCGGATGATACACGTCCCTCCATCAAAATCTGCCTGCCCACTGGCACAATCGAACACCGCTTGCTCGTTCCTCGCAAGCACGGGCGCGCGAAAGTCGTCGCAGAACTCGGAGCCTACAAATCAGGCAAATCCGCTGGCGCGGGACTTTGGGGGGCCGCATTCGCTGCCGTGCCCAACGCTTTGGTGTATCTCGTGGGCAATGAATACGATATGACCGCGCCAGAGTTTGACTATATCCTTGAATCCCTCTGTTCAGAGCGAGGACTCAACCAAAAATACAAATCCCTGCAAAATCGCCCGAAAGACGGACGCCTCTGGTTGGAAATGGAAAACGGAGCCCGATTTGAAGCCCGATCATGGGAACGCTCAGAATCCCTCAAGGGGAAGGAAGTTGACGCCTATATTTACTGCGAAGCCTACCAATTACCGGGGATTGAGTGCTTTACCTCCGTCTCACAGAATCTGCGCGTGCGACAGGGCTATGCTGTGTTTCCGACCACGCCTGACCGCCCGTGGGTGGGGGTATTTCACGATAATGGACACGGCCACGAGGATTTCCCGGAATGGGTCTGCAAATGCGCCGTCCCGGCGACGGTGAACCCTTATAGCTTCGATCAGAAGGCCATGGATCGAGATCGACATTTATTGACGCGCGAAAAATTCTCGATTGCCTATCTGGGCAAGTTGGGGGATTTTGTGGGGCGTGTGTATAACTATCAGCGCGGAGATCGACTTTTTACCCCACGCTCCCACCCGCACCTGTGGCATCGACCGGAACGAGGCGACATGAAGGAGAATTTCAAGTTGCCTCACGATTGGCGGGTGGAAATCGGGGCGGATACCGGCACCTACTGCGCAGCGTTGGCTGTTGCCATTTCCCCGGAGGGAGATGCGTTCATTCTGGATGAATTGACGAACTATAACTATGTGGCAAACACCCCGGAGCTGGATCCCTCTTCGTCGATTGTGACATGGGCACAAGCGTTTACCCGCATGGCCGCACTGTGGCGCACACGCCCCATGGCGTGGGTGGACAGCAATAGCCAGTTCAAACAGGAATGTCTCCACCACGGCGTCCACTTGATGGCAAATAAACGCGGTCGGGAAGTGCGCACGGAAGCTGCCCGTCAATATTTCCAGCACGACAGAATTTTTCTGGCCCCATGGCTTGAACGGCTCCCGTATGAAGTCGAGCACGCCCAATGGCCCGACCACACGTCGGCGTCAGGAAAATATGAGCGGATGAAATCCAATGATCATGTGCTGGATTGTCTGGAGCATGTGCTCTCTCGGCATCCACGGGGCATGGCGAAAAAACAGCCCCCGGTCATGCAGCCCCCGGTGGGCAGTGTGCAGTGGTTAGGGAATCCCATCAAGAAACGGAAAAGTCGTGCGCCGGCAGACAGTCATTTAGGAGGACAGTAATGAATCGACACGAAGTCGAAAAACGCTTAATACAGGTGGAAGCCAAGGTGCAATTTATTATGCACACCCTTGCGCTGACCCGGAAAGATAATCAATCAGGGGCAACGGAATCACGCACATTTGATACGTTGTTTGAGGAGGCATTGAAACATGACATGGATAGTGCAAATCTTGCGCAAGTGGCTCAACGTACCTTCGCCTCCCCCGGACCTCCAACCGGACCTCAAAGTGCTGATGGCCCGGATGGATTCCCTAGAGCGGATGGTGATGACGGAACTGCAGAAACCAGACCCACAAGTCGGGATAGTGGATAATAGTGTAGACGAAGGGCGTCTGCAGGATTTACCGGACGCGCATTTAGGAGCGCAATAAATGGCGAACGATGATGAGAAACTGACTGAGTATACCGATGACTATAACCGACTCCGTGCGCAGAAAGCACGCAACATCGGGTCTGTGGAACTCCGTATTCTGACCAATCTCTCGTTTATTTCGGGAGAGCATTGGATTGGGTCACAGAATCGGGTGTTGTTCACCCGTCGGCGTGATCCGAACAAACTCCATCTGGTGTTTAATCTCGCTGCGCAGATGCTCTACAAAATGATGGGGCGTCTGAGCAGTATTGCCCCTATTTTCAAGGCCAGAGCGGATAAACAAGATCCGAAATCCATTGGCAACGCTGCCGTCATTGATAAATTGATCAAAGCCTTGGACGAAAAGCTCGATCAACCCTCACGTACATGGGAAATTCTCTGGTGGATGTCCGTAGGAGGAGTAGCGTTTGAGTATGTGCCATGGGTCAAAGATGCCTGTATGGAACCCATGCCCCAGTTTGACCCGGAAACGGGAGAATTGCAGTGGACGCATGTGCAAACCGGAGAAGTTGTCCCGGAATCGGCGCGTCAGATGATGATGGCGCAGGGAGCGCCCAAAGAACAGTTCGAAGTGGTCGAAGATATGGTCTTGACCGGAGATGTGGGCAGTGAAGTCCTCAGTCCCCTCCAAGTGTTCATTGATGCGTCTGTTCGTTCTGTGAATGACCTTTCGCCAGATCAAGCGGTTTACATTGCGAAGATTCGAACGGTGGGATGGATCGAAGCGAACTATGACGTTAGTGCGGAAACACTGGAAAACATTAAAGATGCCAGTGAAGTGCGGATTCTCAGCACGGATATCAAACAATTTGGCGATCCGACAGGTTCAATGCACCTGCAAGACCTGATTCCACGGATTCAGGGTACACGCACGAGCAATGACCCGGATCTTGCGGTTGTGGTCGAGCGGTATCAGCCCATGAGCGAGAAAAATCCCCGTGGGCGCTACAGTGCGTTCATTCCGGGGGAACAAATCCTACTTGACGATGACAATCCCTATGGATTTATTCCGTTGGTGGATTTTCACTGGAGCCCTACGGTAGCCACCTTCTGGAGCAACGATTACATTAGTGATTTGATTGCCCCGCAGCGATTTCTCAATAAACGGCTTTCGCAACTGGGTGAACAGGCCAATGCGTCCATCTACGGAGATGAATTACTGGGTCCGACCCTGAAGCGGGAAGATATTCCGGTAGATTACCCGGCCCCTATCGAAAATGGGCTGAATGAAACCGGCGTGAAGATGGTGCAACGGCGTGACCCACCTCAATTACCGGGTTGGTTCATGCAATCCATTGATTTGACCATCAAACTCATGCGAGAAATCGCCGGGGGCGTGGATTTATTCCAAGATGGCAAGGGGACAGGCGCAATGCGGGGGCCAATGGCCGTGCCGATGCTCCAAGAAATCCTTGATTCCCAATGGGGCAATCTCTACACCCATTTCGGCCAGCGCATGGCGATGGTGAAGGAAATGCGCATGAATCGGGTGAAAGAATACTACCCGGCCTTCCGCACCCTGCACTATACCGACCAGAACATGAAAGATGAGGTCTTTATCTTCCAGACCTCGGAAATTCTGCGGGCAGGCACGGATTTCTCCATTACGGTGGAGCGTGGTAGCCTGATTCCAGAAATGCGTGCCCTGCGGGAAGCGCGTATCCGGGAACACTTGCAATCTCCGCTGAGTGTGCTGTATATGGACGAGCGCACGGGGAAGATTGACAAGGAAAAGATTGCCTCGGACTTGAATATGGGGGAAACGGGGCGAGAAGCGGCTGAAGCCAAATATCGTAAGCTGGCAATGTCCTTAGTGGAGCGATTATGGGAAGGCACGCCCTTACCGGAAAGTATTCCCATGCCCTTCTGGAATCTCCGCGTGGTCATGGACGAATTAGAGTCTGAGATGGCAACAATGGAATTTCTCAGTGCCAGTCCAGAGATTCAGCAGGGATTTGTGGGATTCTGGAATAAATGCCGTGAATTATTGATGGCAGCGTCTGAGAAGCAGGATCAAGGGGCGCAACAGGCGCAGATTCAAGGAGCGGTAGCGCAAGCTGCCCAACAGGCTGCCGCCAAGGCTGCCGCTGAAGCGATTGACATGGCATTGGAGCAATTCCGGGAAAGTTCCGCGATTGCCCCGCAAGCACCGGAAGCGTTGGCGCAGGCCATGGCACAGGGGCAGCAACAGGGAGGGCCACAGCCACAACAGCCTCCCCGACCTCCTATGGGGCCCCCACAGAGATGATCACTTGACGTTGTAGTATGGAAAGCCCGATAATGCCATAGATGTCACAGATGAACACGGATTGTGAACACACTGCTCGACACTCCTCGGCAGGGGAACACGTTTAGCGGTACTCATCATCCACTCGGAGGGACAAACATGGAAAATTTTGAACCATCGGAAGCTCCTGACATTGTTGAATCACCTGAGTCAACAGCACCAGAAGCCTCCCCTGATAGTGGAAGCAGTGAAGCCGGATCTTGGCCGAAGGACGTCCAAGCCGAGTTCACCAAAAAGTCACAAGCTCTTGCAGATGACCGTCGCTCGTTTGAGGATAATCGGCAACAGTGGTATGCCCAGCAACAGCAGATGCAGCAGCAACAGCAGCAGTATCAGCAACAGATGCAGCAGCAGTATCTTCAGCAACAGCAAGGCGGTGCCCAAAATTCACAGGCACAGCTCTTGGAACAGTTGCGGGGGATGCAGTATCTGGATGGCCCAACTGCAGCGTCGTTAATGGAACGGATTGTGAATGACGGGATTAACCCGTTGAATCAGGCGATTCAGCAACGCGACCAAGCCTTGGCGCATATGTATAAGGAATACAAAGCACTCAAGGGGCAGGTGGGAACACATACTTCTGAGAAACGTGAAACCGAACTTTCTCAACGCTTTTCCAAATTGCGGGATGAACATAACCTTCCCGATGAACCATGGGTAAATGACTACTTACAAGATGTGTATTACTCCCACGAAGGCAAAGACCTTGATGCGGAGTATCCCAACATGTTGCGTACGCGGTTAGAAACCATGCGGAAAGGCTTCCGTGAAATGGATCGGAAGACGGCCAGCGATGCACGAGCGAGAACTTTTCCGGGTAAAGGCGGAGAAGCCTCACTGACGAGCGGAAAGACGGGGGGTTACAAAACTCCGCAAGACCGCGCTGATGAACTCTGGCCGATGATGAACCAAGGCCAAACCGAATAACTGCTCTCTACGGAGAACAGCTTTATGGCAAGCACAACTGATGTCATTGAGGCGATGAAATACACCTATGGTGTAGATCAAGTCCTCTATTTGGTAAACCAAGAAGTGGTCACATGGAATTTATTCCAGAAGATCAAAAAGCCTCTTGGCGGTCGTGGGCAGTTCATTATGCCCATCATGGTGAAGAACCCCGGATCGTGGACGGGTCTTGCGGAAGGTGGCTCATTGCCGTCTAACCTCAACCCCGATACGACTGAAGCGTCATTCAGCCTGCAGGAATTTGCAGGACTGTACAACATGTCGTGGAAGCTCATCCAAGACGCACGGAACTCAAAGTTTGCGTTCCAGACTGCGTTGAAGATGATGGAAGAAGGGTTCCGTCGCCGTATCCTGAAGATGATTAACGCTGACCTCATCTCTGATGGGCTTGGCAAGTTAGCCATTCTTCCAGCAGCTGATGACGCAACCGAAATTACCGTCAACTCACTTCCGAGTGTAGATGTCGGGATGGTGGTGGATGTCATGGATGCGTCAAACAACACCTCTGTGTTGGGGAACTCCCTCACAGTCAATGCTGTTGACGTACCCAATCGGACAGTGACGCTTTCGGGCGCACCATCCGGGACAGCTGCAACGGATTACATGGTTATTCAGGATACCGTTGGCAGTGGGATTGCCTATCACACGAATGGCTTGTTGAGCATTATTGACGACGCGAACCCTCCGGGGGCATCGGTCGGCAACTTTGGTGGGATTAACCGCAGCACAGCGGGTAATGAGTTCTGGAAGTCTATTGTGTTGAGCAATAGTGGCACGAACCGTGCCTTGACCGAAGACCTCATTATGCAGCTTGAGGATTCCGTCCGTGAAAAAGGCGGCGGTTCCTTGAACGCCTATGTATCAAACCTCGCTATCGTACGGCGCTATCACGAACTCCTCCGCGAAGATACTTACTTTGCGATGAGTTCACCGAAAGCGTTGGATGGTGGGTCTGGTGTTGGACGCTCCGGGGGCGCACAGCAAAAGGGTGAAGATGGTGGAGATGGACAAACCATTTACCGCTTCTCTGGTAATCCTTGGCATGTGGATCCCTATTTCGCAGCCAACACCATCATTGGCATGGACAAAAAGCACTTCTACCTCGGTCACGGGGAA